AATTCTTCTTCGTATACCGCTTTTAGCATTTGAACACGATTCGGAGCACGTTTTAAAGCTAAGTAATACGCTAACCCTGCCGCTAAACAAGGGTAAAAGCGAAAAGGAACATCCATTGAGTTAGTGTAAATATCAGCATCGTCCATACGAGTTAATGCGTTATAGTAAACGACATCAGTGCTGTTATCTGGGATGGGCCATAACTTTAAGCTAGGGGTAATTTGCCGATCTAAAAAGAATTGATTAACACGGCCTTGGGTAGTTTTATTTGGAATAGTAAGGAAACCATCACGACTTAACCGAAGTAAAGAATAATCGGTTCCGTCACGGCGAACAACCACAGATAAGATATCGATAACGTCAGGAAGGATTGGATAAACACCTGTTCCCGCCACCATTGCAAGCGTTTTCTGCTTTATAGTCCACTGGTTTAAGCCACGGTTAGCCCAGTCCGCAAGTAAAAGATTTAAAGACCGCTTTGCAGTCTTCATGTCATAACCTGTTCGGACTTCTAAACCACAACGCTCAAATGCCTCTTCGACATATTCTGCGACGTCTAGCTCAAAGTCTTTGCTTCCAGATGTGGCCATAAATTGTACCTGTGTTCTGCCGTCACGACAAAAACTTGTGCACCATAGGTGCTATGATTATCAAAACCGCTAAACCCCATATTTTAAGGTCTAATGACTTCATAGAAATCTTTTGTTCGCCCAGTTTTTCTTCAATTCGCTTGTATCGCAAATCGCACTCTGCTTCGTGCTTCTCTAACTTAGATAAAACTTCTGCTATTTTCATAAAGTCCCTATTATGACTGACCAATTTTTCTTTACTTTTAGAGGACTTTACTTTTTTAAGAGTAGCTACTTTGGTTTCCATAACTACCTCAATTGTAAAATACCGTTATGTTGGTGACGTTAGTTAGTACGGCATAACACCCATCACTAAATAACATCCCCTCGTCGGGTATATAAACATTGTCATCAGTGTTGTTAGCAAAAGCTAACGTTAGCTGTGTGGCTCCACTTGTACTTCCAGTCTTTAAAACCAAAGAAGGGCTAGACCCTGCTTGGTAATGAATGGCTTTTATACGCGATCTACCCGCAAAAACAGTTCCAGTTGCGGTTAGGTAGGTTGCTTTTACATCAGACGCCATGATTTATCCCTTCTTTAACTGTAAAAAACAGTAACCGACGTAATGGCGGTTACCGCAGATACCCAGATGTCAGAGACTCGAATGCCGTCAGAAGGAATGTTAGCGGAGTGCGTTGACGAGGCATTTAAATCCATGTCTAAAGCAACAGAGCCGCCGTTTCCATCCGTTATTGTAAGGCGTGGGGAACCCGTCGTTGTTTTGACTTGAACCTGCCTAATACGAGCGGGACCAACACCTACTGATCCCTGCGCGGTTATGCGTTTCGATCTTACGTCTGAACCTGACATTAGAAAACCTCCAAATTAAACTTAAACGAGGTCGCTGTTTTGCTGGTAAACCACTGTAGCTCGGATTTCTCCGTTACTAGTAGCTCCAGTAGATGTCCAAGTTAAGCGAAGATCAGAAGCACCTGTGTCAGCCCAAATCAATGCGCCGCCTGCTTCAGTAGTAGGGTATTTACGTCCTGCGCCAGAAGCTATAGAGATTGAAAAAGCGTTTAAAAAGGTGGCATTACCGTTAGCGACGTCACCAATGCTAAACACGCAAGTTGCGCCAGCCATGACACCAACAACGTCAAGGACGATATCAATGATCTGAGAGTTTGCTGGTATAACAACAGTAGTGGTGTTTGCAGCAGAAGCGCCGCCGTCTAAGTCTACACCTGTAGAGAAAGACTGAGCCATTACAACTTGGCCAGTGTTTTTTACGTTAGAGCCTACAGTTGTGCCTGTAGTATTTTTGATAGTACCAGCCAAGATTGGTCCGGAAAAGGTAGTCTGACCCATGATAAATTCCTCACATGCAAGTTATGGGGAATCTGTCTGCATATCGTCAGTCGGGTACTGTCAGATTCACCGGTATGTTTCCCGATAAGTGTAATTATAACATAACATTGACTTACATTTGTTGTCAATATTAAAGCAAAAAAAAGGAGACCGAAGTCTCCTTTTCCATACAACACGTTACCGTGAGGTTACGCTGCGCCGGGAGTACCGTAAACACAACGCCAATCGGATACACCGAATGAGTAACGCTCACGAGCTTTAAAGCGCATGTTGCCAGTATCAAAATCTCCTTCCATCGCTGTTTTAATAGACGAGCGGTTGAAGTTCTTGAAGCCGTTAGGTGCATCAGTCTTGATGAAGAAAGCATCAGTATCAGTGAGGAAGTGGTTTACCACCGCACCGTCTGGGAGCATTCCCATCGACTTAGTTGCGTTAAGGTCGTTATCCGCAGTGCCAGAGCGCAAGTTCGAGTTAATAACTCGTTCTGCGATGAACTGAAGCTCTTTAGGTATAATAAGCTTCATGCCGCGAACTGCGATCTTTAGGCCACGTTCATCTGTCATACCAGCAACGTCAATCAACATCTGCTCCAACGAAGTTTCGTTGAGGTCGGCAGCAACTGCCAAGATGTTAGTTTGGTTACCAGAAAGAGACGGATGAGCCGCGGAACAAAGTGCTGCACCATCGCCAATCGCACTAACACCTGCCGTGAACGCATTGTTCAAGACCGCTGCTGCTTTGATTTGCTTAGTCTGGGCCATAGAGCGGGCCAGAGCTTTGGTGTAGCGCGATGCAAGACGATCATAAAGATTGTCTTCCACTGCTTCCTCAGTAATTGAGAATGCAAGCGCAATCGTTTCGTGAGTGTAACGAGCGGTGTACGTCTCTTGAGCATCGTCAAAACTGATGGACTGGCCTTCATTTTTAACGGGTGCTGTAGAGAAACCACCTAGCATTACTTCTTCTTCAAAGGCACGGTCCGAAGACTCTTCCTCAAAGATTTCCGCATGCTCATTCTCGTAGCGATTATATTCAAGTCCGAACAAGGCGTTTAGGCCGGGTTCAAGCTCTTTCGCTAGTTGTGCGCGAGAAATAGCCATGATCTAACCCTCCTATGTGCCTGTCGCGGTCGCAGTGGTCTGCGAGTCGAAACGGCTTGTGTTTGAGTTGAAATGAGCGTTTATCCGAACGATAAGCGGGATACCAGCGGCTGCAAAGTCGGTGTTTCCTGCGTCGTCTTGAATGCCAACAACACGCAACGGCAAAGTAGCCGTAGTTGCAATTGAAGACACGCTCAAAGCTGAGTTTGAGTTTCCTACTGCCGTACCAGTACGAGCAGAAGTTCCCAATGAAGCATTTGCGAACACTGCGGCTTGTGCGGTAGCACGGTCAGTCAGTGTTGCGTCAGACGCTACTAAAAACAACTGGTTGGGGTTGTCAGCGACAAAAGCTTTAACGGGATGGTTTGTATCCACGCTTACAGCGCCGGAACCGGGCCAGTAATTAATCCAGATTGGCTTTTTAGAAACCGAATCCACATATTCTACGCCCATCAGGACACCAAGTGCAGGGGTAGTTCCCCCACTTGTGGCACCAGCATGATCAATAACGCCCGCAGCAAGCGGAACGCAAAGAGAATACTGGTAAATCACATTGGTATTGTTGTAGGCGATCTCATACTGGGTTACACCAGTAGAATTGACCGCGCTGCCAACTAACCCGATAGGACGGAGACCAAAGGCAGTATTTGTATTCGCCATTTTAGTTCTCTCCTAAAGGGGCAGCCCATATCATTTTTGTGGGCCGCCGAAAGTTACACGAGTTTGACGATCAGGTTTATTAATCGTCATCGATGAATGTGCATTCTCTCTCATCATGTCGTGGTCCACTGCTTCCATCTGGTCCTTACTACGTCCTTTGAAGTAGTCAGTCCTTTCAGCAACAGTTTCGTCCGGAATCCGAGCGAGTAGCAATCCGCCAACTCCAAACACACCTTGATATTTACCTGATTCTACAGTCGGGGATTCAAAGTCTGGATACTCGTCCCTACGGACAAGCTCGTAACCCTCCCTTAATTTAGCACTGATGTTCTTGGTATCATCAAAGCCACGCGTTTCGGCGCGAATCCAACGATGCTTAAAACCATCAGGCGCAGGTGGTGCATCTAGCATAGACGGGGGAGCCCAAGGCTTACGGATCGCCTGTTTCTCCCGAGTTTTGTTAGCGCGAGAAGTACGGTTAACAGCCGAACTACCTGTGTTTTGTTGTTCAGTCATATCTATTACTCCTTCACGTATTTCGCATATTCTTCAAGCGGCACACCCAATTTTTTCGCTATCGCGACTTGGCTCGGGGTGAGTCGAACCTTTCTGTTACTGCGCCCAGAGGGTGTTCTGGAAGCGCCAATCACCGTCTGAGCGGGTCGTTTATTGGGGCTGCTTGATCCGTTACCAAACTTATCAAGAACACGTCTATCTAGCTCAGTATAGTAGTCTTCGCCTTGTGGGTCAAACCCTTCTTCCTCAACTAATTTTTTGTGTATACCAAAAGCCGCATAGGTCATGGCCTCGTCTGATCCAAACCAACTGTTTCGTAAAGCCCATTGTTCGGCTTTAGCATCAGGTCGTTTAGGTTGTTGGGCGGGCATCGGTTGGCGGGCTTGGTGCTGTTGAGCAGCCGCCGCTTGTTGTTGCTGCCTGTCCGACTGCATTTTAGCTTGTGACGCTCGGTCTTGTTGAATAGCTAAACTAGTTAGCTCGCGTTGAGCTTCTACGGTTGCAGCGCCGTCTCCCCTTTCAATAGCGTTAGTCAACACTGCTTCTGCTTGAGATATCTGAGTGTTAACTCGGCTGGTATATTCTTGCACGTAGCTGTTGTCTAAGTTAGACATACGATTCTTTAAGTCTTGAGACTCGCCTCGAACAGCTTGGGCATACTTAACCGCCTCTTGCTCTCGGCGCTCGGCTTCGCGCATTTTTTTAGTAAGACGATTAATTCTTTTTTCAGTGGATGATTCCGCTTTAGCGAACTGATCACCAGAATCCTCTGATTCTTCCGTACCTGAACTAACTTCAACGTCTATCTCTTGCGCATCGCCAACGTCTAGTTCGACAGTGTTTTGATCCGACATGGTCCTCTCCTTATGTTAAATTATGGATGTCTTCTGGGTCCAAAATGGTCGACAATATTTCGTCGTCATTAAGAATTCGGACTTCTCCCCCATCTATCTGGAAGCGAGAACCAGCATAACGAGCAAACATCACCCATTGCTTTTCTTGGCACCACGCTCCATCTGGAAATTTGTCAGTGTCTTTGTAGGCCAAAGGGCCTAGTTTAAGTACATAACCGACTTGGGTAGAGATTTGGCTTTTCTCCTGCGTTTCTGTGGGGAGAAAAATACCGCCTGCGGATTTGCCTTTACCTTGATAAGGTAGGATTAATATCCGCCAGCCCGTAGGGTTGGGCATCCTGTCTAAGAGAGTTTTCCCGATAGCGTCAGGGTTAAGGCGTGGTTTTGCCACGTAGGCGTCTGCAAGTTTAGTGGCTTTATCGGCCACTTCTTTTGCTTTAACTTTTGCTTTAGCCTCATTGGCTAATTCTTTAGCAGTCTTTTTATAGACCACTGGTTCTACTTTTTTTTCTACTGCGCTCATATTGAGTGCTCCTGTTTATCTAGCAGGCTCTTGAGTTCCTGTTCCACATGATTAAGGCATTCTAAATTGCCCATAAGCTCACGATATTGTTCCATTGATTTGACATTACCATAAATCATCAAATCGGTTACACCTTGCCGTCTATCTCGTAGGACCCTAAAAACGGCTTCCGCTGTACGAATTTCGTCCATCAACACCTCGCATATAATCAAACAATATTAGATATGATCCTATCATAACTTATATACGGGGGATATACTAAAATAAAGAATTAAAGGTTGGCAGCTACTTAAGTTTCATGCCGCTAAGTCTTCCAGAAACTAGCTTGGTCAATAGCCCTCGCATACCGAACTTAACGACATAAACACCTATCACAAGGTATTGATACCATTCTGGCATGACGGAAAACGATTCAAATGCTGCAGTGACTTCGGCTTGGTAACCTAAGAACGAAGCTGCAATAGGGACCAATAATAATGCAATCATCACTTCATCTAGAAATGATTTATCCATCTGTTGCATAGCAACTAAGTCAAGATTAAAGTCTTGGGTTTGTCCGTTATCGGCCAACTTGTGGGCGGCTTTAGCGCCCGCTACTTTAACGTCAGCCTCTGCCCCCAGAGTAAGTATAGCAGCAGCCGATTTGGCTTTAGCCACTTGGTTCTTACCATCAAGGTACGTTTTTCCTAACCCTACTATAGGGTTTAAAAAACTAAAGAAGCTCATGCTTAATCTCTGATTTCAAAGTGAGGCATATCTTGCCATGATTTCCAAAGGCCGCCCCATTTAAGCTCGTAGCCTAATTGACCCGAGGCTTGAAGCATCGCAGCGGCAATATGAGTAAGGTGTAAATGATCCCAACTCGCTTTGCCATCTATGTAAGCATACACATCGAGCGCCTTTCCGCTTTGGTGATAGGACTTGTTGTTAACTCCATCTGCTTTTGAGACACCATCTTCAAACAACTTTGCTTGAACTTCGGCTGTGCGCAGGCCACCAGTACTAGGGATACCGAAATCAATATTAGTAAGTTTAATAGCGAGATCCGCAATGTCAATAAGCCTACCATCTACACCCGCCAAATTCTTTATGCTGTTCGTGCCTAAATTAAACATTAAAATACCCCCTGAAAACGCTGCGGACGAGCGATAGGACTAAAGCGTTTAAGCGCCCCGTCCTTCGGCTTTTTAACCACCGTGCGTATAGGTTTAGTTTTAACCTTATTCGGAGTCACCTTAGTAACCCATATGAGTAGTGCCTTGGATCGCGGCACCCGTGCCTCGGGTCTTCATACGACGAGGAGTGTTGGCGAAGTCAGTAAGACCACCTGCTACGGGAGCGGGAGCAGTCTTGCCATAAGGAATACGACCTTGGCCTTTAATGTCCGCATACGTGACCGCCTTTGGCGTTTTGCCCGGCGCTGATCCGTTTACTTTTACAGTACGATTTTTCATAATTTACTTCTCCTTGCCTTTACCCTTAGATGAAGGTTGTACGGATTGTGTGGCGTTTTTACCAGTAGACTTAGTATTTTTTTGCAAACTAAAACCTCTGCCACCACGTTCCGCAAGAAGGTCTGCGTAATACATTTCAGAGCCGTAGCCCCCTATTCCTTTACCCATTTTAATCTCCTCGTTGCTTTAATAATTCACGATCCATGGCTGACTGAATACGTGCTTGTGTTTGTTGTTCTTGAGAGCGTAACCTCTCACCAAACTGCTCAGAGCGCATCTGCTGGTTCTGTTGATCCAACTGTAACTTGGCTTGATCAATTTGATTTTCCGCTTCATTATCGGCTACTTTAGCCTGAATCTCTTGTTCCTTCAACTGAATTAAAGGATCAGGTGCGCCCGCTCCAGAAAGTTGTCCTGACATGTCTTTAACTTGCTGTAAGCCTTCTGCAATAAACTGAGCCGTCAAACGCTCGACTTCCAGAACGGCCTGTTCTTCAGGAGCTTGTCCGCCCATCTGCTGTAGCTGTTGGTTATAAGCGGTCATCGCTTGTTCTTGAGCCGCAATCTGAACGTGCTCCATAACGTGCTTTTGAAGAATCATCGCCACAGGAGGCATGCCCCCAACATTAGGACTTGTGCCAAATATCAAGTGAGCTTGGATATGCGCTTGATGGTTTTGTCCTTCAAATGCTTTTAATGGCAACATGTCTAAGGTATTAATGTTCTCTTGCGCAGGATCAATCGGTACAGGTTCTTCCGCAGGCACTGACTTCATAATGCGGTCAACGTCCGTCACCCCCAAAGCTTCATACATGTCACGATACACTTCGTGGATGTTATGAATCTCAGGCGCTTGAGTGGCCAACTGCATCTTCGTCTGCGCAAGCACAATCCGCTGCGCTTGACTAAACACATTGGGATTGCTAACAGGAATAATATCAACGCGATCATCGAAGTCTTCTCGCATGATGGTCTCATCACCACCGGGAACAGAGTACGGATACTCCTGCGGCAAACTCTCAGACATCACCCGTGCAAGAATCTTAAACTCTTGACGCATCGCATAATGCAAACGCTTATGCACCGCACTCATCACTCGAGCACCCTGCTCCATCATCGCCATGGTGGTTCCCACCGCAGCACCTTCGTTACCCGCACCTACTTTAAGGTCCGTGATCGTTGCGAAACGTTGCGCAGCATCCACCACAAAACCCAGTAATTGGAACAAAGTTTGATCTGGACCCTTAAACGGTAACGGCATTAAGCTGTCACGTATTGCACCGCCGGGAGCGTCAACATCTCTAAACTCGCCGGGCTGTAGTGGCTCGTCGTCATCCCTGATCCGTAGTCCGCGGGCCTTGAAGCCAGCAGGTAGATTAGATAACGTACCCGCATCGATCAACTGCCGAAGGGCAGAAGTGGCCGTGCGAGACAGACCGCCAATAGTATGGATCAAGCCTAGACCGTAGAAACCAAAGCCCGGCAAAAACTTGTAATGCGTAAAGTAACTAATCTTCTTACGCAAAGAATCTTCTTCGCGGTAGTTGCGGCGAATAGCTAAAATCTGACCATTGTCTTCAGAGATGGTCACAATGTACGGAATCTTAATTCCCGTAAACTCGCCGTCTTCATCTTCGTCTTCGTACCCTTCTAAATCAAGGTCAACGTGACACTCAAGAATGGTGCAGTCATAATCAATCTGATTAGCGTCTTGCCCATCCAGCCTGTTCATCTCACCTGTCAGCGAAGTCAATTCTTTCTGAGAAGGGATCACTTCTACATCTAGATACACTCCCGCCACTTGGCGCTTGCGTAAATCGTTTAATGCCATCCGCACAACTTGCGTGATGTTAGGGCACGAGGCGAGGTCCGCGGTGTCATAAGGAACCACTAAGTTTTCAGCAGGCACAAATTTAGACACGGCCCTTTCCATCGTCTCATCGTAATACGTCTTTTTAAACGTAGATCCCGCTAACGGTAAGAAAAACAGCATCTGATCCATGTCAGGCGTGTACTCGTCCATGACATTAGTAATGTAGTAATTCATAAACTGCTTCACGCGTTGCGCTTGTTGCGCTTTTGCCGCGGTGCTCTTACCCATCACAACCGTGCGTACAGGACCTGAAGGGGGCAGTAATTCGTTAAAGGCTTGGGCTTGGAATTGTGTCGCCGCTTCCGCCAACAAAGGATGAGTTACACCCGATGCCCCGCGAAAAGGCTGTGTACGTTCTTCGTAGTTAAAGCCTAATAGCTCTAACCCACTGGAATAGGCTTCTTCCCAATCTTGACGACTGGCTTTGTTAGCATCAAACTCACCCAATAACTCAGACGAAATCCGACTAAGCTCACGTTCAGGCATCTCTTCTGCAAGGTTGGCGTCAAACTCTAAGTTCTGGCCGCGCTGATCCATAGGATCAAAATCAATAAGAACGCCGCCGTCGTCTTCGGACGTGATCTCAATCTCCCCCACATCTTCGGCTTGGATCATCGCCATCACATCATTCCCAGAGTCTGGGATAGATAGCTCTAGCTCCGCTGCAAGATCCTCCATGTCTAATTGAGAGGGGACGTTGTTGTCCATTAAGCCTGCGTTTGCTGTACCGATTGCCATAACCACTCCTAATTCAATAATACGCCCTTACTTTATCAGAATTATCACCTTCTTCCCAGTCATCCGAAGGCAACTGCACAAAATTGCCCTGCCTGTACCGCATCAACGCCTGAGTCATGCTATCCACCAAGTCATCATACTCTCCGTTAGGGAACGCCGCCACCTCTTCCACCAACTCGTCTGCCCACGTCTCGTCAGGGACCCAAACCATACCCGCCTCAAACAAAGGTGACATACTGTGCACCCTCGTTATTTTGTCATTACCACGACTCGGCGTGAAGTTAACCACAGGAATGCCCTGCGCACGAAGCTCCTGAGTCAACGGCGTACCACTGGCCTTCGCCTCAATAATCACCGTGTCAGGCTCCCAAAATTTATATAAATCTAACGCCACCTGCTTCAACTCAGGAAAATCCCACCGCCCCTTCTTACTGTCTAACAAAATTAAATTAGGCCCTCGACTCCCCTCATTAGGGTAAAACACCCCCCACGTCGTAATGGCCGAATAATCCGCCGTCTGCTTTGCCGAAAACGCCGTGTCGTAACTTTGAATCACATACTCCAACTGAGGCACCGACTCCTTCTCCCACTTCTGCCACCACTCACGCTTAATAATTGCGTTCTCTTCGC